TGGAGAAGTTAGATATGGATCCAAATAGTATGGACGAACTTGATGAACAAGCACCTGTCCCAGCTCCCGCTCCGGCACCCGCACCTGCTCCGGCACCTGTAGCATCTCCAGCACCCGCTCCCGCACCTGAAGAAATGCCTGTAGAACCTGAAGGGGAATTTCCAGCACCTGAAGAAGGTATGGAAGATGATGAGATGGATAATGAAGAAGAAGTTACATTTAAATCAATTCAAAAATTGACAGGAAAATTGGCTCAAAAAATTCGTGACTTTGATTCTAAAGGTGAGGATGAAGACGAATCTATGGATAGTAATGATGTTAAATATGTTATCAATTCAATTTTATCATCGTTAGATTTATCAGTATTAGATGATGACGATGTTGACGAAATTCTTTCTCGTTTTGAGGATGAAGAAGAAGGAATGCCGTCAGAAGATGGTATGGACATTGAAGAACCTATGGAACCGTCACCTGAAGGGGAAGAAGGGGGAGAGTTACCTCCACCGGCTGAAGGAGAAATGTCTGAAATGGAAAACTTGGGGAGTAGGTTTATTGACAGACTTACAGGGGCTTATGCCTCATCTATAGGTAAAAAATTACCTGGTGTGCACGAAATGTTTGACGAAGATGATATGGAAGATTTTGATATGGAAGATGATAAATTTTCTATGAGAGGTAACTTCTTTGATGGTGAGGATGAAGAAAATGAATGGAGTTTTGAAGACGAGGAGGAAGAAAATGAATGGAGTTTTGAAGACGAGGAGGAAGATGAAGATGATCATACTATGAGAGGTGCGAGAAAACACAGAAGAATGTATGATGATGAAGGTCATTTATCTCACGGAACATTTGGTGAATCTAAAGTAGACAAAATCATTAAAAAATATTTTGAAATTGACGATAAAGAAAAACAATTAAATGAAGAAAAAAGAAGACAGGAATTGAAAAATCACATTTCTGAAACTAGATCCGAAATTAAAAGATTATCTGAAACAATTAGTCAAGAAAGAATGTCAGTTAAATTTTTGAGTGAAAATAAAAAGGCAAGATTAATTGGAATTACAAATAAGAAAAATTTGGTATTCAAATTAAACGAAAACCAAGTTAAAATTTCACCAAAAGGAAATATTCTATGAATAAATTAATATACATCAATGGTTTAGGTCCAAATTATAAAGGCGATAATATATATGAATTTATATTTTCAGATACTTTAGAAGTTTGGGGTGAGAATTGGGATTCAAAACCGGCAAATGGTTACCCACTTCCTCCCGACATTGAGTATGTTAAAAAAGTTGGTGTATTAAGAAACGGAGAAATAACATTGGAATTAATACAAGATTCCGATGTTTTTTCACTTATAGACGCGACTGATGATGTTATTGCATTAGGTTGGGAGAAAGAAACTGAAGAACTTGATTTCTCTATAACAAAAAGGTTAGTATTCAAATTTGGACAAACCGAAGAAGAAGTAAAAAATAAATTATATGAACGAGATATCGTTCTTGAGTTTGAAAAAAAGGTAGTATATGAAAACTAAAAACCCTATAACTGTATTGTTGGAAAACGGAATTCATTTTTCCACTTTAACAAATATGTCTGAAAACCAAATTAAAATTTTGGCGGAAAGATTTAAAAAAGAAGAATCTAAAGAGCAATGGACAAAAAAAGGTGGGGCGGTTGAGTACACGGCACCTGTAAGTGCGTTGAAAACGGGGGCAAGTATACCAACACCTCCATCAGCAAATATGAAGTCAACAATAACAAGTGATGGATCTACTGTAAAACTTACACAGGCCGAAACCGAAATAACTGAAAAGTTTGAATCTAAGGCTCAACAAGGTTTATTTTGGGCAAAATGTAATAACGCAAAAGGTAAAGAAAAAAAGAAATGGTGTGATATGGCTAAAGAATTTTCTGATAGCACAACCAAAAAAGATTATAAAAAAATGCCCGAAAAGATACACCCTGAAAAAACAGTTGATTATAAAAAGAAGGCTCAAAAAGAAAGTTACGAAAAATTCCTTGAGGATAGAATAGTTGAGATGGTTCATAATCACGTAAATCCTAAATTAACTAAAGGTGAGATTAAAAAAACAATCCAAGAAAAATCTGAAGGTATGATGTTGAGGAACCCGAAAAGAAATACTATGTTTTCCAAAAATGAAGGTATGGAAATGAAAAAAATGGGTAAACCAATTGGTAGAATGTTTTCCGCAGGTAAAACACCTATGGAAGAAAATGATACTAAAGAAAAAGAAAGAACAAAAGAAAAAGAACCCGGAACAAAAAATCCACCAAAAAGAAGAGGTAACCCCTTTAAAAACCCAAATCCTGGTGTGAAAGAACAACCAAGAGGTAATAGTAAGGATGATGTTAAAATGACTTTTATGAATCAAATTAAACAAGCTTTAAAATAATAAAATGGCAGATAAGGACTTAGAAAGATTAATCAGGAAGATAATAAAAGAAGCACCTGTAGATTATGGTGATTACCCTGAAAGAATGGACCCAAAAACTCAAAATAGAGTTGAGGATCCTGAAAATATATACGCTAAAAACAGAGCGTTTAAAGGTGGAGTTTCTGATGTAGAAAAAATTGCCGGAACAAGATTTAAAGAGGTTGTGGATTATGTTAAAAGATATTTTAACACTCAAGAAAATATAACCGATCCGCACGTAATGAGATCTATTATGGTGGAACAAAGTAGAGCAGTTCAACAATCAATGATTATTGAATCATCCCATAAAGATAAATTAAAAGATTTGGCGGTAGAAATTGCTGCGAAAGAAGAAGGATGGTTGGATTATTCATTAACTATGGGTGATGCCATTGATAATGGAGATGTTAGTAAATCACCAATTCAAGGTGCCGGAACAAGATACGGATTTGAATTTATCAATGTTGATGCGTTCTTAAACGAAAAAAAGATTGATCCAAGTCAGTTCCAAATGAAAGAAAAAGATTTACCTAAATTGAAACTTCCACCAAATTTCTCATTTGATATTGACGAATTAACACCCGAAGAACAAAGACAACTTGAGATTGAAAAGAGACACGTCATCAACGCATTGATTCAAGGTAAGGGTAAAAGAGGACAATTCTCATACCAAGCATTTAAAGATAGATTAGACGAGATTGATCCAAGATTATATTCTTTATACAATAAAATAATGTCGGCTAATGACTTAATGTATTTCACCCAAGAAGATTTAATTGAAGCGATGGGTGGAAACGCTGCAGGTTCATCTAGTGTTGAGAGTGACGATGAAGACGATGAAGAAGAAGGTGGTGAAGAAGGTGAAGGAATGGATGTTGTTGTTGCAAACGGTGTAATATTCCCAATTTTATTACACGAATTAGTTAAAGGTTTTGCATCAGTCGCATCAAGAGAACAATGGAGAGATATGGATCCTTCAATGGCTCAAGATGTTATGGGTAAAACTGATGTATTCTCAAATGAACCAATGCAATTTAGAGTTGGTGCAGAACTTGTAAGAAAGTTAAGAACATTATTGCCTGATGAATTAATTTTAGACGAAAGAAGTAAAGTTTATATTCCTTTCTTTGAAAGAATCCTTTACGGTATTCCCGCAGAAAGATTCTTAAAAGAAATTATGTCAAATGTTGTGTCTGAAAGAGAGGAAGATAATAATAAAGTAAGAAGAACTTTTGAGGACATTCTTAAACGAGCAAAATCTGATTATCAAAAATATAAAGGTAATGATGATGAAGACGAAGAGGAAGATGACAATGATATCTTATCACAATTAGGACTATAACATATTTAAATAATTAATTAAAACCCCCTTTTATGTAAATAACTGGGGGTTTTGATATTTATAGTTAAACAGTTTTATGGGTTTTACTAAAGAACAAGTAATGTTGGAGTATGTCAAATGTATGAAAGACACTCCATACGCATTAAAAACATATCTACAAACTTACGATAATACGGTGTCACAATATGTTCCACTACAATTATTTCCCGATCAAGTATCTTTGTTAGAGGATTATGATAAATACAATGAGAATATTGCACTGAAATATCGTCAGGCGGGTGTATCAACTGTAACCGCGGCTTGGGTGTCCAAGAAACTTGCGTTTGCTAAAAAAAACAAACCTGAAAAAATCCTAATTATTGCCAACAAATTGGATACAT